TCTCCAGCAGCGGCAGCTTCTTCAGCACCAGCGGCAGCTAATGCTTCAGGTTCTAAATCGACAGTACCCATAGACAACGCAGATAGGGCTACAGCACCAATCATTGCCCAACCACCAGGAATTACATCACGAACACCTTTATCTAATTGAGCTCCAAGACCCAATAAACCACCATGACTACCGTCAGTTCCTAAAACATTGGATATGGTATCAGTTATTCCGCTAAATGGATTTCCTCCGCTCATAGCTCAGACATCCAATAATATTTTGAGTTATCAGACTTTTCTACATTAAGTCCTAGTTTATCTAATAACTTAAGTGTTTTATTTAATACAGCACCACCATTTTCACCGTACACTTTATTAAAGCCAGCGTTTTTTACTTGCTTAATAAAATATACCATCGCCGATTTAATTTTTTGTGGAGTATCTGCAGTAAAAAAGTTAATTTCTGCTTTTTTATTTCCAAGACTAACTAAAAATAAAAGTGAGTCCCCATGCTGTATTAGATGCGCGGCATTCTTTTGAATCATCGCATTCATAGTTTCCATCAAACGAGCAGTATCCTTTTGACTATGGCCAAAGCGTTTATGATCCTCTGCTATAATCTGTGATGGTGTCATTTTATATCCGGGGTGTTCCTATATACACTAATACGCGTTTTTGGGGCTTTTTGCCCTAGTTAATGGGATTTACCGTTAATAATCAAGGTTACTTCTTTAGCCCAGTCCTGCCAGTTTTCGTAGCGGTCTGGGTCAGGAATTGGAAAAGCAGAGAAAGTAAACGTACTAGCAATAATTTCTGCGGTGCTTTTCCAGTTTTCTTCGGTGTGGTATGGTATATTTAACTGACCGTAGTAGATAATAAAGTTGCCATTCCAGTCCTCCCAACTAGACTGATCCGGCACAAACGGAAAGAACTGCTGGTTGTTCTTGTTGACGTAAATGGTCATGGACGCTCGTCACCAAACTCGCAGGTAATAAGCAAACGACCCATTTCAAAGTTGCCGTCAATTTGGTTTGATGTGAATTGTAGTCGAATTAAGCGGTGCTCAATACGAAGGTCTATTTTATCGGTATCGGGATCAAAGTAAAATGGTCCAGAATCCTCTTCGTTTGGGCTGTTTGCAAACTTCCTACCTAACACGGTCATAGACATGGTGCCAGTCTGTAAGAAGTTTGGCTCCACGCGGCGCAGGTGCATACGGCGGTTAACCCCAATTAAACCGTCTTGGCTTGGGTTACCAGTTAGCCAGCTAATATCGCTGGTTGTAATACTAGAATATACCGCGCTTTCACCGGTTAATCCAACTTTATTTTGGCCGTACTCATGCTGCCAAATTGTGTAGCCACCATTTTGTTTGTATACCAAAGTACCAGCGGCGGGGGTAACGGTGCTAGAACCAGTAAACGTTACCAAAGTAACGCCAGGAGTTCCGATGGTGGTATTGAATGTATTGACAACAGCAGTTATTTGGAATGTTGCCAAAGCACCAGAAGTTGGTGAAAAGGTCAGGATACTACCAGGGCTAAATACTGAAGTTACATCACCAGCAATATAAATTTGATTTGCGCCCGCTGCTGGCAAACTTGCTGGGTTTGTTATAGTGGTGTATGGTGCGCTAAATGTTGGGGTGTAGTTCCAATCCGACCAAATAGGTGTTGGAAAAATCTCGGTGGTGTATCCACAAGAACGTTGTGCTCCTTGCGCTTGCCCAGCGTCATACCATAGCTTATCTTTTGTATTATAAATAATAGCATCAGTACACTCAGTAGCAGTACCACGTGGATAAAAGAACCAAATCTCGTTGTAGCGTGGCACCTTAGTGGCCCATACTTTTTGGCGCTGTGAATAGTTAATGTTGTCAAATAAGTAGTTTATGTTTTTGTCATTTGGCACTACTGTAACACTACCGTTATAAGCATAAAAACGGTCAACACCCATCCACCAGTACACACCGTCCATTTCAACCACGGCGTTAGACGACATGATAGAGATTTGGCTAGAAATAATATCATAGTTCCAAAACTGACTAGTAGTTGCTGTACTAGAAGCAGAGGAGTTAAATGAAACACGAATTAAAGAGTCAGTTGCCCAGAACAAACCAGCTGGTGAGTTAGTACCACCGCGCATTGGCATGCCCTTAACAATCTTGGATGAGGATACGTTAACCTGGTTAGCTAAGGGGCCATTCCAATCGTAAAAGTTTTGTTGTGAGTAGGTGCTGCTGACGTTGTTGTTTGCAATGTAGCCGTGTGATCCATACACAAAAATAAATGGATATAATACAGTTACACCACCATCAACGCTAATAGGTTGATAGGTTGGGTTTGCACCAGAGCTATCTGACAGTCCAGTAAACGTCCAAGTATTTCCTGTTGATGGGGCAATGTTACCAACCAATACTTGTGATGGAACACCGTTGTCAATATCAACTAAGTTGTAGCCTGGGTGAGCAAACAGGGAAAGGTTACCACCTAAAGGACTAAACTGAGAATCAAACTGCCAAGTAATCCTATAAGGACCCGATGCAGGATCTGGTGTAAACACCGCGCTGTTGTTTAACCATACGCTTGTTGGGCTGCCAGTAATGGTGGTCGTTACCGTTACGGTTGTGTTAGGTGACGTGTATGTTGGTGTACCAGTTGTAATGTAATTTACTGGCGTTGTCTGATTAAATATAACCGTTGTGCCTGTAGGAAAACTAGACCTCACATCACCCTTGATAACAAAAGTAGTGCTAGTAGTTGACACCAACGTAAATTGAACAGTACCGGGTAAAATATTTGCCGCAAAAGGACCACTACCTGTGCCATATGTAATTCCGCAGGTAAACACGTCTAGCTCTTTGTAGTTACCAGCAAAAATATAGTTAACGCCGTTGTATGGCTGTGAAATCAAGCCACGATAAATTCCAATGTTGCTAGTGAACAATGTGCGGTAGCCACCCATTTTTTTAGGGTCACCGCGCTGAAAACGACACCACACGCCGTCGGTATACTGGTCGTTTTGAAACTGTGTGCCGTCGCGCTTAATCCCAGCCGGTATTGCTAGGCTGTAAATTGAAGTGTACTGCGAGTTGTCCTGTTGCTGATTATCAGCCGCCATTTAGAACGTTCCGCCGCTAAAGGTTGTTGCGTATAGTCTGCCGTTAATTGTCACTATTGGAGAAGATGAAGTGGTTGCGTTAATATCAATAACCTCCACGCCGTTTGCTGCAAGTCCAAGAATGTTAGTACCGGGCAAATACATACCAGTTCTACTGTCATTTAAGAATGAATAAGACGGCGCTGTTGCTACACCGTTAACAGCCTTAAAGCTAGAAGAGGATGATGAATTTAAAATGTATAAATAAGTACCGTCGCTTAATAACGTGTAAGTGTTACCAATTCCAAGAGACAACGGGGATTGACTACTTCCCTGGTTTTGGAATGTAATTGTATCACTGGCGCTAGTACAATTATTAACCATTACGTATAGCTGCGTAATAGCGGGAAGTGTTACAGCCAATGATGCGTTACGTGTACCAGACTGGGAAATATAGGTTTGAATAATTGGAGCATTTGAAACAAGGTTCAAGGTGCTACCAGAAATAGCGTCAACGTCGTATGTTGCAGAAGTAAACACAATGTTGTTTGGTGTTACCCAGCCAACAGTAATGTAGTTACCAGTGTTAATATCGTAAAAAATGTAACCTGAGTCACCTGGATTGGTAACAATCGACGACAAGCCGTTAATAGTTTGTGGGGATGTTGTGGTAAAAGTTAACGCGCCGGTTCCGCTGTTTCTAAACGCAATAAACCAACCTCTTTGCAAGGTAGATGTATTTGGTAGAGGAATGGTTCCAAGGCCTGCCGACCAATTATATGTCTTTGCTCTGTCTAAATTATTAATAACTGGGTTAGGAGCAATTGAAATATCAACAATAATTTGAGTAACTGCCAAGTAGCCGTTTACAGTACTCAAACCGTAGGCACCAAGGGTGGACGGTGAGTTGTTGATTAATGCTGCGGCGTTGGCAGTAGATGTTCCAGCACCAAAAACAAAATTTCCCCAAGTGCCAGATGTAGTGCTGTTATCTGTTAGGTAAAAATACTGTGATATGCCCGGTGCAATGGTGACGGAGTTGGAGCCAGTTGAATCTGTTACCAAAAAGGAATATGACCCCTTGTTGTTAAACATGATGTCTGCGCCAACGGTACCAAAGCTACCCTGTGGCAACGCAATAGACAAGCCAGAGGTAGACGGTGTGCAGTCAATGATTCGAGTTGCAGGAACCTGACCAGCAGTTTGGTTTACAACCGAAGGCCAATATAAAGCTGTATTAGCACTAAACGCAAGCGCAGAGTAAGATACGTCTGTTGGCGTTACAACAGTGCCTGTAAAGGGTGAGGTATAAACTGGTGTGGACATGTATTAGGGTTCCTGAACAGAAGTGTTGCGATCTACGCGGCGTGAATTGTCTTCTTTTTTCAGCGCGGTAATTGCGTCTGTGTAGTACTGTTTCCAAACTGGTAGCTTGTCAAGAGCCTTGAGGTAGCCTTGTGCTTGTAGCAATGTGCCGTATAGCATTGCCTGAGGAGCCACGGCGGTCCACAGATTTTGTTGGTTTTGTGAATCTAGTGGTTGGATTTCAGCGTAATAAATAATTTCAACCGGATAGCTTTGATTTGGAATTGGTGCAAAGTTCCAGTTGTTGTAGTCGTAGTCTGCGTAGTACAACGGCTTTCCTGTAGAAGATTCGGCGGTATACTGCGCCACGTAGTCTTGACTACGTAGTAGCACCGGTTCGCCACTAATCTTCATAGAAACTGTTTTACGCCAACGGGCTGGTTTGTTTAAAACCGCTACGTTAGAAGTAAGGTTAGTTTCTACAACAATAAGCTGCATGTATGTCTTTAACTCAGCGGCAATAGATGACTCAGCCAACGCAATAAGGTTAGGAATTTGAGCTACAAAATCGGCGTCGTTACGCTCCATGTATTGCTGAACGTTTAACACCAGCGAATCGTACGTTTGAATTACGCTCATCTTGTGTAGTAACTTATGTTAGGTTGAAAATAAATGGGCGACTTATCACGCTCTTCATTAGAGGCTTGCATAAACAGTTTTTCTGCTTGTTGCTCTAAGTACTGAATGCGTGTCAGCTCTACTCCAGGGAGTTGCAAGGATAGCTTGTGTGACAAACTAGCTTGTACTGAAGTAATCCAGCGGTCTGGAACATAAATCTGGTTTGTCAATGAACCAACGTCTTCCATTTGTTTTTCAACAAGAAGCTGGAACATTTGGAAGTCATTGTTTGGGACCGGCCACAAGTACATTGATGGCTCAATGGTGCGGTCGTACCAATACTGCAATGAACGAACAGAAGGGAATTGTTTGTTAGGAAGATTCCAGTAGTCGTCGCGGTTTAGGCGAGCCAATGGAATAACCTGTTGACTGGTAGAGAACACAATCTCGCGAACAGTAAATGTGGTCGCTACGGTTTCTCTTAGTCTATAATAAAGGTGATTTGGTGTTATGGCGATGTTAAAATACGCCCACTGACGATCTGATAGCGTAGTAGTCGGTAGCTGCTGTACGGTAGTCCATGTAACACCGTCGTCGCTTACCTCGTACGCAAAGTTGTATGTTGTGGTTCCGCCAGTTGCATTGTACCCATTAAAACCAACGTAAAACACTGGTTGCGCTTGGGCGTACTGCAATCCAAGCCAATTTTCGCTTACTGTAGAAGTAGCAATGGTATTAAGGTTTTGGTCAAACGCCGCTGGAGACAGTGTGTTATCTGTAGGCAAGTATGAAGATGCCTGAGAGTTGATAATGTACACCCAGTTAGCCTCACGAACATCAATCGTGGTTTTTGGCAGTGTTAGTTGCTGTTGTGCTGTTAGAGCGCCGTATAGCTGGTTCTCTAAGAGCCAAAGGTTTACCCCGAGATTGGATAGGTTTTGCAGGTTGTAAAACAACGCTTGCTTAGCAGCGCCAATATACTCAGGCGTGATTTCTTCTGCTGTTTTACCAGCATCACGGAACGCATAGGAAATTAACTGGTCAACACTAATTGTTGTTTGGCCAGTCGTGTTTGAGTAAGCCATGTTACCTTCCGCGGCCCGCGGCTCGCTTAGTTACTTTGTTTGGTAGTTTGTTTGAAGCTGGACCAGCTTTGATAAACTCCTTGGCAACCTTTTTGGGGATGCCAAGGGTTGATTTGCCAGCAGCTGCAGCGTACATAGCGCCTTGTTGAGCTTTTGATTTTATGGGCATGTGCCACCAGTATTCATTTTTTTAACTTTACCACCACGTTTTTGAGCCGGAATACCAGTTGCATTCCCCATTTGATCTGTTTGTGGCATTGCAGCTTGAGCTGGCGCAGAAGCTTGTTGCCCCATACCAGTCATTGCGGGAG